CTTTAAGTACTAGGGTAATACCTAATTAATAGGCAGGTCTGTAAAGACCTGGGAATCTTTCTCTAAACTTGGCGTAACTTCCAAGAGATTTTAGAGTTTACTCTTGTAGTAGACGGTTCTTCATTTACCAAATAAAAATTATATTGGTTACACTACTAGTAATGACCCTTAAATGGGACAATTAATAATAAATGTATGAAGAATATAACTTGTTCTAAAAGTTATACGAAAGATTGTTTACATGCCAGAGAACCTAACATCTAGTGCCTTAAAGAGTGATCTTTAAGGTGGAAATGTTGAAAGTGCTAGTTTTACCTATGCCTTTAGCTTTCATATAAAGTGCTGGGTTTACCCATACCTTTAGCTTTATAGAGGTTTCTCGTAACATTAATACATGCAGTGATTGTTATTCATCATTGTATTTAGAAGATGTTATTTGCCGGATATTAAATTTGATAAGATTTAATAAGCCGCAACAAATGTATCTAGTTCATGTGAAACACTACTCAAGTTGAAATATTACTTGACATAGGGATTCGTCCATGAATGAGCGAAATAGAATCCACTCACTAAATATAACTAATGAAAAGAACACAAAAACTACTTAATAGCATGACCGTTATGGTCTTACTAATAATGTTTGGTGTTCCAAAATCTAATTCCTACCATTTCTTAGGATTCATTGAGAATATGAGACAAAAGAGTGGTCTTAAATATACTATCAAGTATATGAAAACTGTAAAGTTACATATAACAAGATATATATGTGGACAACCTCTTAAAGTCAATGATTCTCAAGTATCCTTAACAAATGGTTTTCCAACAAGATTTCTTTATCTTAAAACTTTAATTGACTCTAATAATTATATAAAAATTAGAGGAGTAATGACTCTTTTATCATATACAAGAGCTATTACGCCAACTAAAGAAGAAGAAAAGAAAATCAAACCTTCTTTTAACACAATCACTGATATGTACAAAGGAAAAGATTATTCTATTCCAATGTATTTTATCAAAGATTGAATGACAAAAAATAGTCTTGTTAAAGGCTTACCAAAATATGATAATACTTTACACTATATTAGTAGTAAAGGATCACCTTTTGGGAAAGCCTCAATAACAGGTCCATTTGCATTATTCTATATGCTCTGTAACGATATAGGAATGTTAGATCTATTTGAAAAACTAATAGGTCGAAATTCTTATAAAGTTATTTTTGAGAATTTCTCTCAAAAACTTTACAGAGATCATAGATTAATGATGCCAGGGAAGGTTATTGGTGAATTAGGAAAATTATCAATTGTAAAAGATCCTGAATTAAAAAGAAGAGTAATTGCAATGCTAGATTACAATTCTCAACTTTTATTAAGACCTATTCATGATGATTTGTTAAAAAATTTAACAAAATTATCACAGGATAGGACTTATACTCAAGATCCTTTCAATAAATGAATTCCTAAAGGAAACAAATTTTGATCACTTGATCTTTCTGCAGCTACAGACCGATTTCCAATATCTCTTCAGGAAAAAGTTATATCTGTTATGTATAACAATAGAACTTTTGCTGAAGCATGAAAAGAAATTCTTGTAAAAAGAGGATTCTTTTATGATGGTAAAACATACAGATATAGTGTAGGGCAACCTATGGGAGCTTATAGCTCCTGAGGTGCTTTTACACTAACTCATCATTTAGTCGTTGCCTGATCTGCACATTTGTGTGGATTAGACAATTTTAAAGATTATATTTTACTAGGTGACGATATCGTTATTAATAACGATAAAGTCGCTTGTAAATATATATCAATAATGACTAAATTAGGAGTTGATATCAGTATGTCAAAAACACATGTATCAAAAAATACATATGAATTTGCCAAAAGATGAATAAGAAATCGGATTGAAGTCAGCCCATTACCATTAAAAGGTATATTATCAAATTATAAAAATCCAATGATTGTTTTACAACAATTAATGATTTATATGAATCGTAATAATACCCTATTTAATGGGAATAGTTTAGAGTTGATTAGTATTCTTTACAATGGGATAAGAATTGGAAAAAGAACTTGACGTTCTTATTCAATACTTAATCATTGTGAAGATTTTTACTATGTTCTAAGTTATGCATTCGGAAACTTAAATAATTTCCGATGTCGTCAATACCTTATAAAGAAAGGTATAAACGAAAACTTAGTTCCTAGTGAAGAGCTAATTCCTTCTTTTATGAGGGAGCTCTTAACCTTGGGTCTCTCTAGACAAGCCGAGAAGTTAGGGAATGAAATTAAAACTATGTGAGATGATTTCTGTAAAATCTATAAAGATTATCCAGATTTCGATATCACAAGTCTTAAAGATCACCCCTTTCTTCATGGGCTATACAATAGATTACTTCAAATTAAAAAGGATTTACAAAAGAATGTAAATTCTCCTAAACTTGATTTAATTGATTGTATAGTGTCTATGAGAGTGGAAAAAGTTGACAAAATAGTGGCTCTTAACAGAGACACTACTTTTCAAACATCCAAATTAGATAAATTGTGAAAAGATTCCTTTAAGAATCTTGCACACATAAATGATGATAATTATCATAATTATGCTATATCTAATTTTGGTGTGGATCAAAACTTGAAAGTATGAGAAACACATTTCCAATCTAATTTATCTACTGTTAAGGATAAATTAGATGTCCTAAGGTATGGTACTAATCCAGATAAACCACAGGATACAATGTGTTATTTCTAGATAATAGGTAGATCGCAAGATCCGAGAGCAAAATACTCAAGAATATGCTTGGGCCTAAAATCTATTTGAGATAGTAGTAAGTAACTACCGAAGATCTTCTCGGGAGAGAGTGATCTGGGTCTCAGTTGAAATAATTCTCATATTTATGATTTATGGATCAGCTTACATTAAAGTAAACCATATATTTTGACCTTTAGAATAAAGGTCCCCAGAAGGTAATCAACCTTCTGCCTATATTATAGGTATTATCCTAGTACTTAAAGTAC